GTACCATTGGGATAAAGTAGAATAATCAAAGCAATAAGCAGTGTCGTGAAACCACCTCCGGGTGGTTTTTTCATTTCCGAAGCGTCATTTCCGAAGATGCGTCCGAAGATTATTTTTCTACGAACGCATACTGATTCATTTTTTCTGACCACCAACAACCGGCACAATTTTAGTTTTCCTGTCATAAATCGCCGTTTGTCTCGAGTTCTTATGGCCAGAAATAGCCTGCTTCTCTTCGAGGCTTCCTTCCAGATCCGAGACACCTTTAGCCTTCAGATCGTGAAATGTGAAATCTATCTGCAGGTGTGGATACTTCTCCTGTGCTGCAATTTTGGCGTCGCGCCAGCGTGAATTAAAACCGTCGCGAGTGTATTTACTGCCGCTGGTCTGGTGAATGACAAACAGGCTACGGATACCAGGCTTTAACGGCAGGGAACGGGCGAGGGCGACGGCAGCGCGGAGGCGTGGCGACCATGCCTTGATTTGCTTCACTCCTGTTTTCCCCTGGCGGATAAATATCCCGGTTTCCCGTATTTGGTCTTCAGTTAAAGCCAGCACATCGCTTTGTCTGGCCAGACACAAATAAGCTATTTCCATGGTGGCGCGCACTACGTCCGGAGCAACATCGTAAACCGCTTTGTATTCTTCGTCGGTGATGTAACGCTCTCGGGCTGTCTCTTTGAACTTCTTAACGCCCTGGCAGGGATTATGCTGGACGTAACCCCGCTCGTAACCCCAGCGGAATACCCTCGAAAGAAAACTCTTTTCCCGGTTGGCCTGCGTTTTACTGGCAATACCACGTTGATCCATATATCGCCGGATGTGTTCAGGTTTAATTTTATCAGGGTTAACTTTCCCGAATACTGGCAATACTTTTCCTGCGTATTTCGTATAGTCTTTTCTGGTTTCTGCCGCTAAATCCTGCCAGTCTGGGGACGCCATAAACTGTTCTGTGAGCGCCTGGAACGTTTTTCTTTCCGTCACTTCACCTACAGCTTTTTCATATGCCAGCCATACAGCGGATTGTGGTTCATTTAACCCACACAGGCGGATCCCTTTGTTGTCTTTCGTACGGAATTCAAATGCAGCCTTGCCCCGGTATACTCGCGGGGGCATCCAGCTATCGGCAGGATTCTTTCGCTTTCCGGCCATCGAATATAGCTCCAAAATCAGGTTCGTCATTTTCGTGCGTTATATCTTCCTTTTGGCCGCGGTACTTGATCGGGTTCAGGAAGTGGCCCCATGTGGTTTTAGGGTGGCCATCTGCTCTTTCCATAAAGAAGATGCCGGCCCGGCGCAGCGCCTCACATTGTTTTGATTTAAGTGACGTCCCCGTCAGTTCGATCATTTCCTCTCTGGTGATGATGTCGTGATCGTGTCTCATGGTCTTTCCTCAGCATGCTGGCTATAGCGTTGTCTGCTGCATCGCAAGCGCGTTGGATATCGGACTGGGTCAGAGTCCTCTTTCTAACGCTGGCTGATAGCCTGCCAATTTTGATATCGAATTCTGAAAGTAAAACTACACCTGGTTGCCAACGTAGCATTGTGATCTCCGGTTTATTGGTAGACCACAATGCTATCGGTAGTGATGGGTTATTTCTGATTACGCTTAATCAGGTTTTGTTTCGGTCGGAATGCGCCATCTTCACGCGTTATCTTGATATTGCGAGGGAAGTGCATGCCGAGTTCGCAACGAGCCCGCGCTTCGATAATTGCGTTGGTTCCATCTGGTAAAACGACATGAACCGCATCACCTTTCTTCAGGGATAGTCTCAGCATATCAGCGCACCTGCAGTGAACGTTCGCCGATTTCAATATGGGCGCCCGGAACCGGGTTTAAGAGTTCTTCCGGGATTTCCCCACCATCTGCGGTAATCTGAGCTGCGGCCGCTTCTGCTGACTCGATAGCCTCTTTGATTGCCTTTTTGTCAGGCGCAACTACTGTCTGAACGGACACCAATTCATCCGGGAGTAAATCAACGTTATCGATCACCACGTTGATTGCACCTTTACGGGCGGTGAAGGTGTTTTTTGCCGTTTTGACGGTATCCTGTCCGGCGGCCAGAAGGCACTGGAGAACATATTTCTTCAGGTTGGTTATCTTACCTTCGAAAGACTTTTTACGGGCAGCCAGGCGTTTGGCTTCTTCGTCACAGGTTTTCGCCAGACCTTCAAGGTTGCGAACGTGGACGAATACCGCGTCCAGTTTGTCGCCGAGCTGCAGCTCGAGCCCCTCCATTGTATCGGCGATCATTTCAGCTGACAGACCAGAACCGTCTTCGTTTTCCAGAAGCGCCTGGAGTTTAGACATATCAGCAGCGATGGCAATTGCAGTTGTGGAAGTCATTATGCTTTCTCCTCGGCTTTATTCAGTTCTTTGATACGGCCGTCTTTAATCGTAATGAGTCGGCGCAGGCGGCCAGACAGATAGCGTTCATGTTGCGCATCACCGTTTGCCTGTGCGGCCTTAATGTGAACATCGATTTCACGTGCGATAGGGGAAAACACGCCGTTTATTTCGTTCACTGTCACGCCATGGGCCAGAGTGTTAGCAACACGGCTGAGTTTGTCGTCGAATTCCTGGCGAAGACGTACTGCGTCTTCTGCGGTTTCGCTGGCATTCTTCAGATCAAACTCTGCCTTGTTTTTCTGGCGGTATTCCAGATTGTCGTAAAGGCCCATGAAGATATCGCCACTGAAGCCGAGGCCAGATAAAGCCTTTTTGGTTGCATCAGTCAGCGATTTTTTTGTTGCCTCACCATCGCAGGAGATCCCGTACTTACTGCCGTAAATGTATGGCGTGCAACCGTAGGCCGTTTCCTCGCCGCGCACACCATTCAGGATGTACCAGAGTCGCACGGTAACGACGTGATGCTGCTCGTTGACGGTATTTCCATTCCCGTCGAGCACTAACTCCCATGACGCATTGTTATCTTTCCCTTTCACCTGGCGTGTAATGGGGGCGCCGATATCGAAACGTTCCTCGAGGATGTCCACACCCCAGCCGATTCCCTTTGGCCCGAACTCGCGAGTGGCAAGCATAGTTAAATAGGTACCGTTGATCGAGGTACCGCCGCCATTCTGCGTAAAGGCTTTAGTAAACCGTTCATCAGTTTTGAATACACGTTTCCACAGTTCTAAATTGTCCTGTCCGATACTCGGCGCGCCGGCAGACTTCATTACTTCTTCAGCGTCAGGCAGTCTTTCAGCATGAATAACTTGCTTTGCCAGCACCTCGGCGTTATCAGCTATTGTTTCCGCTTTAGCGCTTAACTTCTCTACTGGTTGTTCTGCATCACCAAAGGCATATACGCCATAGCCCATATCGTTGAGCGTCTCACGCGCCTGTTTGGCCTGGGTATCGGTTACCACCGGCTGTGGCGCTTCCGCTTTTTCGACCTCGTTTGAGGTGGTATTTTGCGTTGCCTCTGGTTGTTTAACGGATCCTGTCTCGGTTTCTTCAAAGCGGCCGTTTGCTTCCAGCCATGAATCAATGTGGCGGCGTAGGCTGTCAGGGAAATGGTAGGTATCTTTTGCCGGTACGTTCTGCACTACGCCAAAAATACTGTCTCGGTCATATTTGAGAATGTGCTCTGTGGTGCGAAGCGCCATTGACCAACGTTTAAAATCTTCGCGCTCGTCTGCAATGATTTTCTCAGCATCGCGAAGGTTGCCTGATAATACTGGCGCGTCGGGAGAAATAGGGAGTAGGGCGACAGCGATCTCCTGATCCAGTGTTGCATAGGTATGTTTATAACCACGTTTTGGCGCGATTTTAACGTTGGTATCAGTGCTGGCGGCGCCGAGTGAGGAATTTTGGCCTGGTACCATTTCTTCACGTTTGCCAGGATTCTCAAGCCAGCGTTTTACAAATTGAGAAATAGCCGCTTTGCCCGGAGTCTGGTTTTCAAAATGGGAGAAAATGCCCTGAATAAGATTATTCAGCCATTCAACATGCATGTGCTTAACTGGTTCGTTATTGTGCAGAGCACACAGAACGTTAAGGTTAAAACGATCTTCTTCTTCCAGTTCTGTATCACGGTTATTCAGGTTATCCAGATAATCCACAACCTGAGAATAAAGATGGCCATCAATTGCCGCGGTACTAAACAGCAGGACGGCAGCAAAGCGTTCGCTAGGAGAAACAGTCATCAGATCGATAACATCATCACCAGCGGGTAAATTTGATTCCTCACCGGCGGTACCGTTCGCGGCGATGGAAACCCATTTTTCACCGTCGAAAGTATGTTGCTGGGCGAATAGCTCGTCGAACTGGCCAACGGTTGGCAGCGGCTGGCCTTCTTCGTGTTCCCACAGCTTCGGTTTGAAATAGTTGTCACCGTTCGCCGGGTAAGATTCCCAGAGTTTGCCGGTGATAATGCTTTCGGCGATTTTCTTGTTTGGTGCTTCGACGGCGATCGCCAGCTGCACGGCGCCGCAGTCTTTGATAGCCGATTTTTTTGGCTCGAATAAGCCGTTGTAGATGGTCATTGGTCTTTCCTCTTGGTTGCAGGCGCAGGTCACGCGCCAGTTAATTAAAACGGTACGTCGCTTTCTTCAATCGGAGAGTGGTCGATGCACAGCAGCTGCTGGATCTGGTCTTCAATAACGCTTAACTGTTTGTTGGCATCAGCAGATATTTGCTCTTTCTTCGCGCGAAGGGCATTAACCTGCATCCCGATAATATCGATAGGCTCTAAAGCAGGAATGGCAATCTCTACCGTTTTGGTAGTAACAAGCACGTACGAATCAGGATATTTCTGTGACATGTCACAGGTGAATGAGTGATAAGACGTTGGTAGATATGGATTGGTTGTTGCCATAACGTAGATAGTTACGGGGATGGTAAGCGCTTCCATAGCGACTCCTTGGTGATGTATACTCAGAGCCGATCGGCGACTCTGTCGTTGGTCTTTCCTCGCTACAGGGTTGGTCCCCTGTAGCACTCCTGGCGGATTGGTCTCCGCTGGGGTAAATCAGCCCACTCCGGTGGGCTTTTTTACGCCTGAAGGTTGCCGGTCTTTCCCGGCTGTCAGGATGGTCAGTCCCATTGGTCTTTCCTCGTTACCGTGTGAAAAAAATGCCCCGGGCGCCGGGGCCAAGACTACACACAGCAATTCGCATTCGTTACGGTCTTTCCCGCATGTCATCGTACTGTCGGCGACCCGAAGAATTCTTGCCCGTCTTTCCGGACTGTCAGAACTTTTTCTGAACAACTGCCGCGTGGTTAGTGCGTCGTTGATGTGGTGAATATTAATAATGATAATATTATTGGTCAACATTAAAATATTAATAACGACAATATTTTTTGTATGACGTTGATAAATTTAGACAAAAAAAATCCCAGCGCGAAGCTGGGATCGTTGTCACTTGAGGGGAGGCGTTATTGCTTTCGTGTGGCTAGTAACTCTCTAAATAAACGATCAAAACCTTCCACTTTCTCTTTTAAATCAGATAAATGCCGTTCTTTTTCGCTCTGTGGAAGTCTTTCATACAAATCAATGAGTTCTGCATGTTCTGGGCTAAGTAGCTTCCAGCCTGGTCCTGATCGATCTTCTAGGTACTCACCTGACTTTCTAACGTAATTCATCATTTCAGCCAGATCAGGCCGAATCTCTTCTGGTTTCACTCCAAGGAGTGAGGCGAATTTTAAAGTGGCATCGGTATTTAGTGGCGTAGTGCCATTTAAGTAATGGCTTACTGACGCCTGCGTGCTGAAGCCAAGCACCTCCGCCGCCTTCTCCTGAGTCAGACGTAAAGTTACTTTTTTTTCGTTCCAGATTTCACGAAGGCGTTTAGCTGCTTCGCGTTCAACGGCGTCAATGGTTTTCTTTCTCATGGAGGCATGTTATTCGCAAAATTAATCAAACTCTAAGGTCATTGGTATTGACGAAAAATATTAACGTTATTAATATTCATAATGTTCAATCACAGAGGCCTTAATGATGAAACTGAAAGACTACTTAAAAACATCTGGTGTTCGTCAGCATGAGTTCGCCGTACTGGTTGGGAAAACTCAAGGCTATGTAAGCCGAATCGCTGCTGGGGAATGCTTTCTGTCTGCTGCATCAGCATTGGTATGGTCAGCAGCAACCAATTACCAGGTAACTCCACACGATCTGCTTCCAAGCATTTATCGGAAGCCAACCGATGGATTACCAGAACAGGATGCAGCTTAACAATCCGCGTGATCTAAATCTGATTACGCTTAATCAATTTTCAGCGACAGGAGACGCGAAGTGGAGAACCTCGAGGAACTGAAACGAGAGATATTTAGCTGGGCAGCTGAAAGCGGGCAGGAGCTGGTTGCTATCGAGATAAGCCGTATGTGGTTTCGTCTCGGTGGTAACACTGGCGTGCTGAAGCTGCACCAGATTGAAGATGCAGACGGAAATGCAGACTGGCGGGCCATCAACAATAACCGCCAACAGATTTTTCGCTGGCTGCGTGGTGAGACGAAAGCGGCCAGAACTAAAACCCAGACGCTGGCTAAAGCGATGGAAGCGGCACTGCCGGCAGAACGCTACGCGCGCCTGGACATGTCCACCCAGTATTTGATCTGCGTGGCCATACGCGAATTTGCGGCGGCCATTATCGCGTTATTGCTCGAGGCCAGAGACGGCCCGCAGCAAGTAGCGAAGGCATTGCAAGCGATGCGAGAAACACAGCGCCTGACCAGCGTTTAACCTGTACCGAGGAAAGACCAACATGCAGACAACTACAGACCGTATCACCTGGCGGAACGGCTTCCGCCTGAATGGTGAGCCTGCCTTCATGAGTGACGTGCAGGAGATTTTCGAAGAACGTCTCACTGCCAAAAAATGGGAACTCTACGAACTGCGCAAAGCCGAGCTGCGGGAAGAGAACCTCACGCCAAAAGAATACGAAAACGCCTGCCGCCAGCTGGCTGATATGCTGGGGATCTGATTATGAGTATGACGCTTATGGCCAAAGCTATGGCTATCAAGACCGGTAATCCGATTAGAAAACTGGTGCTGATCAAACTGGCCGATAATGCCAATGATTACGGCGAATGCTGGCCGTCTTACAAACATATTGCGGATCACTGCGAGTGCAGCAAAAGCGCAGTGCGCGATCACATCGATGCGTTGATTTCTATGGGCCTCCTGGTGAAAGAAAACCGCCCTGGCGTAAAAAACGGGAAGGGTAACGCGTCGAATCTGTACTGTATGAAACTTGATAACCCTATGCCGCCAAAAAGCATAGCCCCTATGCCGTCAGAAAGCACAGGTATGCCGCCAGAAAGCATACCCCCTATGCCGTGTGGCGGCACCAGAACCAGTCACTCTTTTGAACCAGTCATAGAACCTAAAGATCCCCCTAACCCCCAAACGGGGGAAAGCGGCGAGCGTATTTTTTCTGATGCTCAAAAAGCGCTTGAGTTTTACAACGAAAAAACCGGTACCCGCTGCCGTGACCTTAAGCCGTTTGTGATGATGCTGACGCCGACCACTACCCGGGACGGGTATACCCTGGCAGAAATCCAACTGGTGATCCGCTGGGTGCTTGCTACATGGCGCCGCCGCGGCGAAAGCCTGCCGAAGCCCGCGAACATCTGCCGGGTAAATCGCTTTGATGGTTATCTCGCTGACGCTGAAGCATGGGCGGTGACCGAAACCGATATTGACCCGGAAGCCGTCATGAGCGGCTACAACGAAATTTTTTCTGATACGTTGCCAGCGGCAGAACTGGACGACGATCGCCGCCGGATGATTACCAGACTGGCCGCCCACATGAAAAACAAAACTACAGGCGCATTCCTGGGCTACTTCGAAAAATTCCGTGCTGATGCGTCAGATTTTTATTTCGGCCTCAGCGGAGGATGGCGCGCCAGCTTTGACTACCTGATGAAACCTGAAACGTTACGTAAAACCCGGGAAGGTTCGCTATGACTCCGCAGGAACTGGAAGCTTGTGTGCTGGCCGGACTGCTGAACGGCGGCGCAAGCCCGGACGCATTCGACGTGATTGCTTCAACGCCTGAAGAATCTTTCAGCATCGGATTTCACCGTCGCGCGTTCTCCGAAATTAAAAAACAGGCGCTGGCGAACGGCCTGATCGACATGCTGTTTGTCAGTGAAGCGCTGGGCGGTAGCAGCCTGGCTGATTTATCAGAAATTACGCGCATGCCTGCCACGGTACCGAACCTGAAGGGTTACGCCGGGAAAATGGTTAAGGCGTGGCGCAGTCGCCGTATGGCTGAATTACTGCAGCAGGGCGCTGACGGTATCCGCCAGGCCAATAATCAGGAGCAACGCGATCAGGTTGTCGAAAGTGCAGTGGCGCAGCTGCTGGACATGACCGGCGATACTGGCGACGTGCAGCCGGTTCACATCAGCGATTTGCTGCCAACCTACATGGAGACGGTACAGAAACGCATGGACGGCGAAGCCGGTACCCGAAATCTGAAGACTGGCATCGACGAATTGGATGATGCCACCGGCGGAATTAACCTGCAGGATTTGATTGTTGTCGCTGGCCGCCCGGGCATGGGTAAAACAGAGTTTGCGCTGAAGATTGTCGATGGTGTTACCGCTGCCGGCGGCGGGGCGCTGATATTCAGTATGGAAATGGCCGCTGCGCAAATCGTAGAACGCTCTCTGGCAGGCTCTGGCAACATGTCGGTGTCACGCCTGCGTAATCCCCTCGATATGCAGGACGAGGACTGGGCGCGCTTTACAGCGGCCATGGAGACCATGAACGGGCGCGATATCTGGATCGTTGACGCTACCGATCTCACGATTGAGCAAATCCGCGCCGTTGCTGAGACACATAAGCGCCGTTATCCGCATCTGGCGATGATCGTAGTCGATTACCTCGGCCTGATTAAAAAGCCGAAGGCAGAGCGTAACGACCTGGCGATCGCCCACATTTCCCGAAACCTTAAAACTATGGCTATGCGCCTGCATACGCCGACGTTTGCACTAAGCCAGCTTTCGCGCGCGGTGGATTCCCGCCCGGCAGGCCAGCGGCGCCCGGTTATGTCAGACCTCCGTGATTCCGGTTCTATTGAGCAGGATGCCGATAGCATCATGTTTCTGTACCGCGATGAAGTCTACAACCCGGAAAGCCCGGCAGCAGGCATCGCCGAAATTATCCTGGGGAAAAGCCGATTCAGTGCCGCCGGCGCGGTTATCTACCAGGAGTTTAAAAACGGCCATTTCCTTCACGTCGATCAGCATGTCGGCAAAGAGAAAACCCGTATTCAACTGGAGGCAGCAAAACCACGAAAACAACCGCGTAAATACGAAGAGAAATATAACACCGATGCATTTTAACCGCGCCTGACCAGCGCGATATAACCGAGGAAAGACCAATGACCACGAATTTAAATTACCCAAAACCAGTTAATCCGGATGATGGCTGCAACTGGTTACCCGTTATTTTATGGCGCATGAACGCCGGCGCCCGCGCGCGTAGTCGTTCTGTATTTGTTGCCGCACCGCGACCAGAACCAGTGCCGGGGATTACTCCGCAAAAGCCAATTAAACGCGAAGCGCCGCTACCAGCAGTTTCAGGCCGTCGTCGTAAAACCCATCTCGGTACCGTGATTTATTCCAAAGGCGAAAAAACCGTGCGCCTGAGCGAAGGTGTCACCGTCTGGTCTGCCGGCGCTAATGAGCATTTCGACAAAAAGACCGGTCAGCGTGTCGGCGGTGCTGGCCGTCATCGCCTGGTACTCGACAGCGTTCGTCCACTGCTTGCCAGCGACGATCAACCGGGCGCCGGGAAAGTTACCGCGCAGCAGCTGGTTGCCGTGATGAAAGGTAAAACTCTTTCTTATCAGACCATTCTCGCCCAGCTACAGAAACACTATCCAGAATGCCAGGTAACGATTAAAGAAATTCAGGATCGTGTATTCAGCATGTTCAATTCGAACTATGTCGGCATCACTCGCCATGATGATACGCCAGTTGTTCATTTCACACTTAACAGCGTGGATCCCCGTTACTACGTCGAGTCAGCGAAAAACAAGAGGGTGTAAGGCATGGCCGGGCAATCAGATTACCTGCCGCCCGGCCTACCGCTCAATCGCGCCAAATGGCCGCAGGAGTACCAGCTCAAAGAGCACTACGACATGCGCGCCTCGGCACTCATACGACAGCTGTTTGAGAAGAAAGTCACTCGGCAGGCCATCGTAGAGCAGATTGCAGCGACGCCGGAAAGCTACCGGGGGTTTTTCAAAGAACGATTAAATTTTTGGCGGGAGAAAAGAACATGAAGCGATTTTTTAAACCAGACCTGGAACATTCAAGCCGTCGCACGCTGCTGCTTTTCGCGCTGGCGTGGAATTTTGTGGCGCTGGCCGCCGCAATCGGGGTGGCCGGTTTAGGTATTTACCTGATCAACCAATGGATGGGCGCATGAACGGAAAATATACCCTGATTTATGCGGATCCGCCGTGGACATACCGAGATAAAGCCAATGATGGGAAACGCGGCGCCGGGCATAAATACCAGACCATGACCCTACTGGATATCTGCCGTTTGCCAGTGTGGGAACTGGCCGCCGAAAACTGCCTGCTGGCTATGTGGTGGGTACCGACGATGCCGCTCGAGGCACTGAAGGTGGTCGAGGCGTGGGGCTTCCGCCTCATGACGATGAAGGGATTCACTTGGAATAAGTGCGGAATCCGGCAGAACGACAAGCTCGTTATGGGAATGGGGCATATGACGCGAGCAAACAGCGAAGATTGCTTGTTTGCTGTGAAGGGGAATCTTCCTGCCCGGCTGGATGCCGGGATCATCCAGTCTTTCACGGCGCCGCGGCTCGAGCATTCCAGAAAGCCCGACTGCGTGCGCGAAATGCTGGTGCAGCTGCTGGGCGACGTTCCTCGCATTGAGTTATTCGCGCGGCAGTCGTCACACGGTTTTGATGTTTGGGGTAATCAGTGTGAATCGCCTGCGGTGGAATTACTGCCTGGATTTGCGGAATATATTGTGAATGCGCGCGTATAATTTATTTACGAACAAGAAATAGATAAGCAGGGGGATTCACGTATCCCCCAATTTTGATAGTTCAGATCATAACGGATTTTTCTTCTTTGCCTCTAAGCATATCAACTATTAATTGTATTTTTTTACAATTAGGGGAGTCTAAAACATCTGCAGTAAATAAAGTGGCATAGCTATCCCTGTCTGTGCATGGCCCATTAAGTAATGGGTGAAGCAGAGCTTTGCAACTTTGATTTGTTGTACCTTTCTTCTTACCAAGCACATCTAAAAGTAACCCCTCTAAGCAAGGTTCTGAACCAACAAGATTTATTCCTGCGCTTAAAGCTTTCTTGATATTTGCTTTGGGCCAAACGATATCAGTATCCAATAGCACAATAACAAAATCATAGCCATCGCAACGCTTACAAGATATGGCGTGAGACATAACATGTTCGGGGCCTTTCCCACCAGCTGTGACTATGGATACTTTAAATGAACCATTGGAAAATAATGATTTTAAGTGAGAGAGGAATGCTTTTTCAGCATGACCCTCTCCAACAAGTAATAGGGTTTTAGTGACGCTTCGGCGTACCACTTTCCTTTTTGCCATTGTTTAATCCTTTAAATTTCAATGTTTGGTACGCCGCCTAATGCGCCAGTAATGTATTTAGAGTAAAGATTGTCTTGACTTCTCAAGCCTTGAATTTCATCAAGTCTCCAAGCTTCACTAACGCTATCATTTTTTTCAACCAAGTAAATGTTATGTTTATTTACGTATTTAAGTATTTCTGCAGTGTGGCAGCTAAATATTAGTTGTGAAGAATGCTGGTTGATACCCTCATTTGCGAACATATCAAGTAATTCGCGAATCATATAAGGATGGAGGTCGCTATCTAGTTCGTCAATAACAGCAACTCCACCAAAATGTAATGCAGATATTAATTTATAAATAAAATAGAAGCATGCTTGAGTTCCAGTGGACTCCATGATGAATGGGATTTTAAATGTTTCACCATTATGCTCATGTACGCCATAGGGCATAAACTTCTGCTCTAACTCTCCTGTCTTTTTATCCATGATTTCATCTTCTTTTATTATTATATCTTTTAGGCCAAAATCCATTCTTGTTAAGTATTTTTTTGCCTTTTCAAATAATTCAGGCTCATGGTGGTAATATTCTGCTGCACTCAAGACTTTACCATAATTAAAGTTTGATTTTCCAAATACATTTAAATTATTCTCAATGCTATAGAAAATGTAATGCATTGCACCGGCTGTTATATTATCATCTTTCCTTCTGAAGTATGATATAGCTGATGCATTTTTAGGCACAGTTCTTAGTTCTGATACAGGGAAGTCATTTGTGTTACTTTTTACTTTATATTCATTTGTGGTTGCATCATATTTTCTATAAAAAATAGATGAGAATAAACGGCTTGATTTGTATTTTAGCTCTTCATGTAATACCGTTTTTTTGTCGAGTTTCAAAAAATATTTAAATTCGACATGATTCATTTCGCCATCAATGAGCCTGCTATCAACAAAGCAAATCTCAATTTCCGAAGGTTCATCCATATTGCAAATGTGTGGATACATAGGCAGTGATTCGGAATTATCCATTGATTTAAATGATTCACTGCAAAACCAGCTTAAAAAAGCCAGTGGTTTAAGCATATTTGATTTGCCAGAACCATTGGCACCCATTACGGCTAATACTTTAGTTATCCTCGTATCCACCCATTGTTTGTCCAGTGACGACTCTGAAGAGTTTGCCTTAAGAGTGAGATCTACGAGCTGCTCGTCTTTGAACGAGTGGAAGTTTTTGAAGCGATACCATTTTATCATATTGGGCCCGTTTAGACTTTTTTTTGTTTAACTGGCTCTACTATTGCAGGTGAAATGATGTTTGTCCATCCCGATTCGTGCGAAAAACAATCGCTTGTGGAGCGCTTCTGTTTGCGAAGGGGGAGTTATGATAGTATAAATACTGTTTTTATATACAGTAATTTGCGGGGGGATTTGGGGTTGTGGTTGACAAGAACGATGCAGGAGTCCTTCTCCCCGATGATGGTGACGTCCTGATAAGGTGCAAAAGTGGTAAGGCAAGAAAGCTCCGCGACGTAAAGCCAGACGAGCATGTCGCAACTCTTAACGCGTTGTTTGAATTAGCTAAATTGTCTGGTTACACCATTATAAAACCAGACGGGACTGTGCTATAATTATGATGTTGGCCTGAACACCCAACACACTGTATTTCTGAGCAATTGCTGCGCTAAAGGGGAACCCAATGGCGCAGTATTCTTTTGTAAAAGCACCAGGCAATGTATTAATTCCGGCGACGCCTGACGCGCGCGAATTTTTAGAAAAAAAAGTCCGCATGGGCGGTATTTTGTATGCGGATTTTAAGCAGGCAAGAAACCCGGCATTCCACCGTAAATTTTTTGCCCTCCTGAATCTGGGCTTTGATTACTGGCAACCGTCCGGCGGAGCAATATCGCCAGCCGATAAAAAACTGGTACACGGCTATGTGCAGCTGGTGGCCCACTATGCCGGGCATGCCGACACTTTACAGGAACTGGCGGATCAGTATCTCCGCGATGAAGCAGAAAAACGCGCCGGGAATATCAGCGCGGTAAAATCGTTTGAAGCGTTCCGTTCCTGGGTAACTATCGAAGCCGGTTTTTATACCGAATACCAGATGCCTGATGGCACTACCCGCAAAGAACCCAAATCCATATCGTTCGCAAAAATGGACGATGTAGAATTTTCCCAGCTGTATAAATCCGTATTAGACGTCCTCTGGAATTTTATTTTATTCCGCACCTTCCCGACACAGCAGGCAGCAGAAAACGCAGCTTCGCAATTATTCAGCTATGCCGCGTAAGAAATATCGCCATGACCAAAAACGATAAACGCTGGCTGGAAGACGTTGCATCACTGGGTTGCGTCGTATGCAGAAATCTTGGCTACGGCGCCACACCTGCAGAAGTTCACCATATCCGCAAAGGGCAGGGCATAGCCCAGCGCGCCGACCATAAAAAAACACTCCCGCTTTGCCCGCCACACCATAGAACCGGCGGACACGGCGTAGCTATCCATGCAGGGCAAAAAACGTGGGAAGAAAACTACGGTACCGAATCTGAATTACTCAATCAGGTAACTGCTGAGGTGGGGGAATTACGTTTATGCAGAATTTAATTCCATCTCTAAGAGCAGCAGATAAATCTAGAAAGTGTGGTTGGCCAACGCGACGGGAAAGCATGAAATTCTGTCTGGCTCCTTTTTTCATTCTGGCGGGTGGCGATTTTGTCCCTCTCTATGCTCGCGCACGCGCGCGTTTAGGGGGCTGATTTATGCCGCTGGTTGCCACCTTCCGAATAGACTGGTTCCGCGTCATTACCGACCTGACCAGAAAAAACCTCACCACTCAGCAAATCGCCGATGAACTTGGCGTTTCGAAATCTGCCGTTCTTGGTTGGAAATCCGGATCAGAACCTCGCCACGGTCACGGTGAGGCGCTGATCGCTCTCTGGTGTCTGGCTACCAGCTCAGACCGTAAAAAACTCCCCACTGTGCTTTATCGGCAGTGGTGGACGTTCCGCCGCCCTGTTTTTGGTCGGGAAACTGACCAGAAGGGCAACACACAATGACGACTCACTAATTCAGGAGTGAACAAAATGGCTCGACCGAAAAAAAACATCGAGACGCCGGGACAGGAAAAAACCGTGACGGATGAAAATACGATTGTGGCGGAATCGCAGTTGCTGAATTCCGAAACTGTGCCGGCTCCGGTCGCTGTGGAGAAAAAAGCCTCAGCGCCAGAAATTCAACAGCGTGTAGCGCAGCTGCTTGATGGTACCGCTCTTGCCGAACGTAACTCGATCCTTGCCGCTCTCAACTCTCAGGGTGCAACAATCATCGCTCGTTTTGATGAACTGGATTTTATTTCTATCAATGGCCAGCGCCTTACCGACAACCTCGAGTTTCTTACCCTCGTACGCAAAGCCACTGATGTAAGCACCGGCGGCGCGGGCGCAATGGTGACGAACGAAGAGGGCAAGCCGCAGCCAGTACGCGGCGCACCTGTATTAACCGAACACGGCTGGCATGTGCCGGGCTAAGGAGACTTGTTATGTGTGGGGGCGGTGGACCAAAAGTCGTACAGCAGGATCCGCAGGCTGAGGCAGATGCAGCAGCCGATGCAGCAGCGAAGGCCGCGAACGCCGACGCCGCAGCGCGTAAGAAGCGCAAGAAAGGTTCCTCGCTGCTGGCAAGCGGTGCCGAAGGCGCAACGGATACAGGTTCATCCCTGCTTTCCTCTGGCGCTCAGGCAGCAAAAAACACCTTAGGGGCATAATCGATGGATGAACTCGCCGTAAAGCTGGTTAAGCGTGCTGATACGCTGAAAGCCAACCGACAGGTGCACGAAAGCGTCTGGCGGGAATGCTACGACTACACCTATCCGCTACGCGGCGCGGGGCTATCCGATGAGGTGCTGGACGCACAGAGCGCAAAATCGAAGGTGGCACGGCTGCTTGACGGCACGGCCACCGACAGCGCCCGCATGCTGGCGTCAGCTCTCATGTCCGGCATGACCCCGGCAAACGCGCAGTGGCTGAACCTCGACAGCGAATCGCTGCCGGATGATGCCGCCGCGTGGTTGTCCACCTGCGCAACGCTGGTATGGGAAAACATCCACGCCGCCAACTTCGACGCCGAAGGCTATGAGGCGAATCTCGATGTGGTATGCGCTGGCTGGTTCGCGTTGTACATCGACGAAGATCGCGAAGAGGGCGGATTCTCGTTCCAGCAGTGGCCGCTGGCGCAGTGCTATGTCACATCCACCCGCCGCGATGGCATCGTGGACACGATTTATCGCCGCTACCAGCTCACCGCAGAGCAGGCGACTAAAGAATTTGGCGCGGATAAGGTCAGCAAGAAGATTCGCGATGCGGCCGCCAAAAAGCCGGATGACAAATTCGACTTCCTGCACTGCATTTTCCCGCGTGAAAACTACGTGGTGAATGCGCGCCTGGCTAAAAACCTGCGCTTTGCATCGTACAACGTGGAAGTGAGCGGCAAGCTCATTGTGCGTGAATCTGGCTATCACGAATTCCCCTGTTGCGTACCGCGCTGGATGAAAATCCCCGGCACGCCGTACGGTATTGGCCCGGTGTACGACGCGCTGCCGGACTGCAAAGAGCTGAACGAAACGAAGCGCATGGAGAAGGCTGCGCAGGATCTGGCGATCGCCGGGATGTGGATTGCGGAAGACGACGGCGTGCTCAACCCGCGTACGGTCAAAGTAGGCCCGCGCCGCATCATCGTGGCGAACAGTGTAGACAGCATGAAACCGTTGCTCACCGGCGCCGATTTCAATGTGGCCTTTACCGCAGAAGAACGCCTGCAGGCGTCTATCCGCAAAATCATGATGGCCGACCAGTTGCAGCCGCAGGACGGCCCGGCGATGACCGCAACCGAAGTGCATGTGCGAGTCGCGCTGATTCGCCAACTGCTCGGCCCGGTCTATGGCCGCTTCCAGGCTGAATACCTGCAACCACTGGTAGAGCGCTGTTTTGGTATTGCATTCCGCGCCGGGGTGTTCCCGCCAGCGCCGGATAGTCTGCAAAACGCAAATTTCAACGTGCGCTATATCTCGCCGCTTGCCCGCGCGCAGCAGCTAGAGAACGTCACCGCTATTGAACGTTTCGGTGCGAATATTGCGAACCTCGCCAACATCGATCAGGAGGTTATCGATCTTCTCGATGCCGATGAAGCCGGTCGTGTGGTGGCTGATGCGCTCGGCGTGCCGGCTAAGGTTGTTCGTACTTCCGATGCGGTCGCAGAAATTCGCGAGAAGCGCCAGAAGGAACGACAGCAGCAGGCAGGGCAAGCGCTGATGATGCAGGCAGGTAGCGAAGCGGCAACCGCCGCAGGGCAGCAGGCAGGCGCAGCACTGGGCCAACGAGTAGCGGGGGGCTAATGGTTACTAAACAAGCATCACCAGCGGACTACAGACGCATTTTCGAGGAAATGCCAGGCGGGCCGCAGGTGCTGGATGAGTTAACGCGCCGCTTTGGGCGCGCGGCGTACGTCCCCGGCGGTACCGAGGGCGACCGCGAAACCTGTTACCGGGCCGGACAACGTGCCGTGCTCGATTTCATTCTGATGCAAATCAACCGTGCAGATGGAGTAAACGACGATGTGGAAGATTAAACACTTATTCATGAACGCCGAGCAGGGCGCCGAAGCGCCAGCAGGCAGCACAGGGGGCAATGATAGTGGCAATGGCGGTGGTGCTGAAAATCCGGGCGCTGGTAATCCTGCTGGTAATTCACTACTCAGCATCGGCGCGGGCGAACCGGGCGCGAATGACTGGATACCTGAAAAATACCGCGTTATGGGCGAAGGTGGAAAACTCGACATTGAAGGCTCTGCCCGCAAACTGGCGGATGCTCACACGTCGCTTGAAAAGCGCCTTGGCAGCGTCGGCACGCCGCCAAAAACTGCTGATGACTACGCCCCAGAAGTAAAGGCCGAAGGCTTTAACTGGGAAGAATTCAAAGCTGACCCGCGCATGCAGTCGTTTATGAAATCGGCGCACGGCAAGGGGATCACCAACGACCAGATGAGTTTCATCATCAGTGAGTATGCACAAATCGCCCCGTCGCTGGTTAACGGTGCCGCGGAACTGGATGCTGAATCTGCTACCACGCAGCTGCGCGAAGTCTGGAAGACTGATGCTGAATTTAATAAGAATATTGGCCTGGCCTTCCGTGCGTTCAATTCTCTGACCGATGAAGGCGATCGCGGCCGCATCGATGAAATCGGCAATAACCCGATGGTGATCCGCATGCTGGCGAAAATCGGTGCGGAAATGCAGGAAGACGCGCCAGCAGGCGCAGACAGCAACCCGGCAGAGCAGCAGACCATCCGCGACCTGATGAAGTCAGAAGCGTACATGAATCCGAAGCATGCCGACCATGAACGCGTATCTGCACAGGTGAAAGCGTATTACCAGAAGCGTTACGGCGATCAAACCGTAGCGTGACATGTCACGCAGGCCAGTTTAGTAGCTGGCCTAATACACCGTCGTTGGAAGACTAAATATTGAAAATTGCAATTTCCCACTATTTGATACTTCAACCTTTATCCCTGCTGATTCCAAATTCTTCCCTGAAGGTAATAACGGCCTTGGGTAAACCACCCAAGCGTGACCCTCAGGATGGATCGTAGCAATTATACTCCCCTCGGCATCACAGATTTTTTTCTCCTCCCTAAACCAATAAACGTATTTCAGAGATCTTCCTTCCAGTAAATCAAACAAATCCATACAACCTCATCATTTTCATTTGGTCGGGATTCCGACCACGCACCTAGATAAAAATCGCTCCATAACCAGCCCGGTGGGGACGCCGGATACCTGATTTTCCCGCAATGCGCCAGCGCCAACCGCATTGTGCAGATTTGGGCCGGGAAACCGATACCCCGCAGGCGATTTTTTCTGGAGTGATTATTATGTCATTTGATACCGCTAAGAACATGATCACCGCTGCGTTTATCCAGCAGTTCCATGATTCTTTCGAAATTGCCGCACAGCAGAAGGATTCCCGCCTGCAAGGTGCTGTTTACGACCGCGGCAACATCACCGGCGCGTCGTTCACCATCAACGATATGGGTACCATCGAAATGACCCAGATCACCGAGCGTTTCGGTGATACCGTCTGGGATCTGCCTGATGCCGGCACCCGTAATGCGCTGATGGCCGACTATGGCGTATTCGTGCCGGTGGAAAAGCGCGACCTGCGCAAACTGCTGGCTGACCCGCAGGGGCCATATTTGCAGCTGACGCTGGCCGCATCCAACCGCAAAAAAGACGACGTTATCTATCGTGCGCTGCTGGATGACGTTCTGCGCAAAACCTCCAACACTGGCGCGTACGCTCCGGTTGCTCTCCCCGCATCGCAGAAAATCGTTGCTGGCGGTACCGGGATGACCAAAGCGAAGCTGATCGCTGCAAAAGCCATGTTCCGCCGTAACGAGTGCGACGAGCAGAACGGTGAAGAGCTGTATATCACCTACAACGCCGACATGCTGACCCAAATCCTCAGTGATACCACACTGACCAGCGCCGACTTTATGGCGGTGAAAATGTTGCAGGAAGGTGCGGTGTCCGGTAACTGGCTGGGCTTTAAGTGGCTGGCCTACGAAAAACTGGATTCTGCATCCGCAGGCGATCCGGCCGTCGTCACTAAAACCGCCGCAGCCTGGTGTAAATCTGCTGTGCATTTCGGTACCGGCGAAGAGTACAACGTCGATATCGGCCCGCGCCGCGATAAAAACAACACCATTCAGATTTCCGTCGATGCGTCCTATGGCGCAGGCCGCGCAGCGGAAAACAAAGTCGTCGCCATCGATTTCGTAGCATAAAGCCGCTGGTGCCTTTGCCGGGGGATATCTCCCGGCCTTTTTTCATCTGAGGTAAGGCTATGGCTGACAGTATTTCTATCTGCTCTAACGCACTGCTGGCGCTCGGTGCTCACCCTATTAACAGTTTCGACGAAAACACCGATCACGCCCGCCTGTGCTCAAACCTTTATCCCACTGTACGCAATAAGTTGCTGCGCGCGCATCCGTGGAACTGCGTTGTAAAACGTGTGGTTCTCTCTCCTGTCAGTACAGCACCGGTATTCGGTTTCCGCTTTCAGTTCGCACTACCCGGTGATCTTCTTCGCGTTCTGTCCATTGGGGAACCTTACGACGATATTCCGTACCGTGTTGAGGGCAACCGGCTGCTGACGAACGTGCAGGTGCTGAAGCTGCGTTATGTATTCCGCAACGAAGACGAATCCACCTGGGATGCCGCGCTCGTTGATGTGGCAGAAATGATGATGCAGGCAAAGCTGGCCTATGCCGTCACCGGCTCTACCAGTCTGCGCGACAGTCTCGCCCAGGAATCGCTGGTACTGCTGAAGCAGGCGAAGGCGGTAGATGGTCAGGAAGACCCGCCGGAAGAGCTTGGCGGCTATCCAACGTACGAATCGAGGTTCTGACATGCGCGCCAATCTGATTAAAACAAACTTCACCGCCGGCGAGATTTCCCCGCGTCTTATGGGGCGCGTTGATATCGATCGCTATGCGAATGGCGCGAAGACGCTGGAAAATAGTGTGGTCGTGGTGCAGGGCGGGGTAATGCGTCGCCCCGGATCGCAGTTCGTAGCGGCCACAAAATACGGCGATAAAAAATCCCGTCTCATTCCGTACGTTTTCAACCGCACGCAGGCGTACATTCTGGAGTTTGGCGACGGCTATCTGCGAATTTACCAGGATGGTAAGCAACTGGTGAACGACGACAACACGCCGTACGAAATCGCCAGCCCGTACACCTCTGACATGTTGCCATCGGTAAATTACGTTCAGGGCGCTGATACCATGTTTCTGGTGCATCAGGCCGTTAAACCGTATCGCCTGCAGCGACGCGGTCAAACCGATTGGGTACTGGAACCGACGCCGTTTATCGTTGAACCCTTCGACGAAGTGCGCGACACGCCGCAGAAATGGTGCAAGCCATCGGTGAAAGAATTCGTCGGCTCGGAAATCACGCTGACCCTGAGCGATGACGAACCGCCAGAAGATAGCGAAGACCTGCCGCCGTTTACCGGTGATGGTTGGGTGCCTGAAGATGTGGGCTCATACGTCAGGATTAACAGCGGTCTGGTGCTGATTAAGAGCGTGACCAGTGCGCAGGTTGCCGTCGGTACCATTCGCACCGATTTAAGCGCAACGCAGGCGGCATCGCCGGGCGCCTGGACTCGCGAGGATTCCGTCTGGACGGATGAATTTGGATACCCTGGGGCGGTAACGCTTTACCAGCAGCGGCTGGTTCTGGCTGGTTCGCCGCAGTATCCGCAAACTATCTGGTGGAGCGAATCGGGCGTATACCTCTCTTTCGAGCTGGGAACCGATGATGACGACGCGATCAGCTTTACGCTGTCTTCTGACCAGCTCAACCCGATTGTGCACCTCGCGCAGATGAATACGCTAATTGCGCTGACGTACGGCGGCGAGTTTACCATTACCGCCGGCAACGATGCGGCGATTACGCCTACCAATATTTCGGTAAAAAATCCCAGTCCGTACGGATGCAATGGGATCCGCCCGGTGCGCGTCGGTACCGAAATTATGTTCGTCCAGCGTTCTGGCCGTAAGCTCTACGCTGTCGCCTATGACCCCGACAGCTATGTAGCCTACTCGGCCAACGATATGACCGTACTGGCGGAACACATCACAGAAGGCGGCGTGATCGATATGGCGTATCAGCAGCAACCTGATGCGTTTACCTGGCTGGTTCGCAATGATGGCGTAATGGTGACGATGGCTATCGACCGGGCGCAGAACGTTGTCGCGTGGTCACGACAGATCACCAGTGGTGCGTTTGAATCTGTAGCGACTATTCCCTCAGCGACTGACGATGTGGTGTACGCCATTGTGCGCCGTACGGTCAACGGCCAGACCGTTCGCTATGTCGAAATGTTCAGTAACGCCCTGTACACCGATGCAGCTGTGACTGGCTCCAGCGACGCCGGCGCAACGACATGGGGCGGACTGTCGCACCTCGAAGGCGAGACCGTTGATATTGTTGCAGACGGCTCTGTGATGCCGCAGGCGGTCGTATCATCCGGCCAAATCACGTTATCGCGCAAAGCCTACAAAGTCGAAATCGGCCTGCATTTTGAAACGACCATTACCACGCTGACGCCTGAAGTTGCTACGTCTGAAGGCACCACGCAGAACACCCGCAAGCGCACCAGTGAAGTCACTATGCGTTTCCTCCAAACCACTGGCGCCGAGTGCAATGGCCAGGTGATCCCGTTCCGCACGTTTGGGCCAAAAATCCTCAACCAGCCGGCGCCGTTGTTCACCGGCGATCACTACTGGGGAAAACTTGGCTGGGAGCGCGGAGAAGACACGCTGACTATTCAGCAGCGCCAGCCGCTGCCGTTCCATCTTCTCGCCATTGTCATCGTATTTACCAGCAACGGGGGGTAATGATGATTCGTAACGCCACAGCCGGGGATATCCCGGCGCTTATCGAGCTGGGAACCCGGATGTATCTCGAGTCCCGTTACTCGCAAAACTCGCCGTTTGATGCGGATAAATGCGCAGAACTGGCGCAAAGCCTGATTTATTCGCCGTCTGGTTGTGTGCTGGTCGCCGAAAAAGACGGGCAGGTTATCGGTTGGCTTGGCGGCGGTATTGCCGAGCAATTTTTTTCCCGCCAGTTGATGGCCTTCGAGTATGGCTTATTTGTCGCGCCAGAACATCGGGGCGGCAGCGCTGGCCCGAGACTGGCACGCGCGTTTATTGACTGGTCAAAAGAGAACGGCGCCGCCGTTATCAACATGGGGGTCACCACTGGCGTGCATGCAGAACGCACCGGCCAGTTGTATTCACGTCTAGGCCTGCAGCAAACAGGCCTGCTTTATTCGATGGAGGTTTAACGATGTGCACTGGCGTAGAAATCGCTGTAATAGCGTCCTCAGTGCTGGCCGCCGGCGGCGCAGCGTATAGCGGCCAGCAGCAGAAAAAAATGGCGAACTATCAGGCAGCACAGGCGGAAGCTGATGCAGAGGCGAGCCAGAAAGCAGCAAGGGTGGAAGCCGACCGTATCCGTAAAGCCGGGCGTGAACAGGCCGCTGCGGCTAACGCTTCGCTGGCGGCGTCGGGTGTTGAAACCGGCGAAGGTACCGCGCTGCGTATCACCTCGGGCATTACCGAAGACGCCGAACAGGACGCTTTCCAGACCATCCTCACCGGAAATAACCAGGGGGCCAGGCTCAATGCACAGGCTCAGGCCGACCGGATAAGCGGAAAGAATGCGGCGATGGCGGGAAACATCAGCGCCGGTAGCTCACTTTTGAGCGCAGGCGGGACGGCGTACAGCGGCTGGAAGTCTGCCAAGGCAGGTAAATACGGGTTATACGCGGAGTAAACATCGTGAAAATTCCAACAGGTAATTTTGGCAACGTTGCGCCTCAGGCACAGCCAACACGCGTAGACGTAGCTAACGCAGGCGCAGTAGGTGCTGCAGTTAAGGGATTAGCGGATGATATTCATCAGCAGGCGGACGCTATTGTTAGAGCCAGAGCGGGCGAGGGACTTCTGGATTACCAGATCAAAATTAAAGATATAAACGAAAACATCAGGCAGGGCGTCGAAGACGGAACCATTAAAGCAGACCAGATTGATAATATTTATAAAACAGCTGTATCAAAGCTGGAGAAACCAAATTTTGGAGGCCTTGATCTCGCAGGAATGGAAGTCGCGCAACGCGGCATCAAACGTTATGAGGCTGACGGCCATGCTACTGCTCAGGGTCTATACCGTACAGCATTAAAAATAGAAGCAAAAGATCAGGTCGATACTCAACTTGACCAATTGGGTAAGCTAACAAATTACCCTGATGCTGATATCGAAAAAATTAATGGTATGTCCGCGGCGTTGGATACTCAAGGCCGTTTAGCTTATGGCGCCCAATGGGCCAAAGTTCGGCAGAGTTGGATAGACAAAAACTGGTTTAATCAGGCGCAACAACGCTTAATGTCTGCCCGTAATGATGGTTCTGCTCTCTCAGCTCTTAATAACGAATTGACTGGTGAAAAAGGTTTTTATGTCGATAAGCTCGACCCCGAGAAGCGTAATGCGCTTGTTAATCAGGCTATGGGGTATCAGGCTCGCATAGAGGCCAGAGCAATAGCGGCACAAAACCATGCTGATATGTTGGCAATGCGGAGAGAGAACGCGGCTATGCATGCCAGTACCAGTATGCAAATGCGTATTGCTAACGGTGAAATTCCTACGGATCAGGATTGGAATAATTATTTAACTTCAGTATCGGGAACCAGTCAGGATGGTACCGCCCCGGTTCTGCGGTCGGCGATGTTGGAGACTCAGCGTCTTTACAGCCTCCCGCCGGAGAAAGCTCAAGCAGAAGTGGATAGCCTTGCGTTATCGCTGAAGAAAAACGGTGGCAGTGAAATCCAGTACAAAGTGCTTAACGCTGTACAAAGCAATATCGATCACCGCCGTACACAGCTACAGAAAAACCCTCAGGCGGTTTTTGCAATGGATTCCGGTACGCCGCTGGAGCCGCTCGATCCACAATCGGCGTTACAACAGCCGGGCGGTTGGGGGGCTGGATTAGTCCAACGACAGGCCAACTCTGACGCTATTACTCAGAAATATGGTGCCACAGCGGGAAAGAATCTGCTGACGACCGAAGAGCTAGGGAATGCGAAGGATGCCTACGAAAAAATGTCTCCCGATCAGCGGATCCAGTTTTGGCGAAATACTCAAGCCAGCAGCACACCGGCGATCGCCTCACGTTTAGCTAGGGAGATTGGCGGCGATGCTTTGCAGGTTTCAGCTGTGGCCGGGCTTGCCAACAACCCAGCCGGGTACAAAACCGCGTTGGCGGTGGAAAACGGCTCCCGGCTTTTAAATCCCGTTGATGGTGCGCCTAAGATCAGACTCCCAACAGGCTTCGATCAAGATGTTGCCACGAAAATTAAAAGCGGCTATCCGGGATTGAGTGCAGCCCAGATTCAGCGTCTGATCCCTGTTGTTCGAGATTATTATATTGGCAGGGGTGGTTCACCAGATGCATCCCCAAAAGCGGAAGATTTACACGCTGTTATTGGAACCCCAGTGAATGTTTATGGAAGCGTAGCCATAGCCCCTGCGGGCGGTAATGACAACGCCTTTATTGATACATTAAAAGCTGGTGTAAACCGACTCGGTGGTGATGTTCAGAAAGTAAAAAACGGGTTAAAGCAAGGGATATTTGGTTTTGTTTCTGATTCTGAGGGTAATCAAGTATTGATCGTTGCAGCTTCAGGTCAGAGGGCAATCGGTGAAGACGGACGACCAATAGTGATTGAGGTGAATAAGTGAGTTTACTCTTTGATCCAGAACTCAATAGTGCCTTGGATGCTAATGGTTCTGTCAGCATAAAAGATATTAATGTCGATGCTGGTTTTTTCCAGGGGATAAGTGAGGGCGTTAGCACGGGCTTATCTAATGCCGGAACCTCTCTACAGCGCATAGGTTTAACAACGATTGGCCGCGGGCAAATGCAGGCGTCAGCCGCTCAGATGCTGGCGGGTGCGGAGTTAACAGGCGATCACGATATGAGCCAGTTAGCGCAAGAATCGCTAACAAAGCCAGCACCTGATGAATCCGAGTTACCGCAGTATAAATCCTTTGATAGCGAGCAGGTGGGGGCCGTAGGTACGATTTTAGGTGGGTTAGTACAGCAGTCACCGTCCCTTGCGTTAATGGTTGTTAACCCGGTGGCCGGCGTCACCGTTGCCGGTGCGCAGGGATATACAGAGGCGCATGCGGAAGGCGCAAAGCTGGGGCTTACTGGTGAAGATCTGGAAGAATATTCAGCAGTTGGTGGGGCGACTATGGCGGCTGGGGCTGCCATTCCCGGCTTTACAGGCGTGGGTAAAGGTGCAGTTTTATACGGCTCACGCTTCCTTGCTGGCGGGGTGGTTAACAGTATCACCGGTGAGGTCGATCGCTGGGGGCGCGCAGAAATTCTTGATAGCGCAGGTTTTCACGATCAGGCCAGACAGATGCGCCAGGCAGATGCCGCCAGCCGGGTTACTGAATTTGTGCTGGGCGGTGCGTTTGGCTTACTGGGTGGTGGTCACAGAACCGAAACCGGAAGGCCAAGTGGTAGAGATAGCGGGATAACCAGTATCCATGAAGACGCGGCCACCGCTCACATTATTCATGATAATTACGTAACGGAAACTGCACCGGGCCTCTCTGCTGATGCGAGGAGTGAATCAGGTCATGTGGCCGCTATGGACACGGCCATCGATTCTATCAACCGGGGGCGGGCTGTAGATGTTACGGATCATCTGACTGGCGACCGCACATTTATAGTCCATGGCGATATCGATGCTGGTAACGTTGCTCGGCAGCAGTTGGCGGGCGATGCTTCGAAACGAGTTGATTCAGTAGTGCAGGCTGCTGACCAACAGGCAATACCTGAGAAAGTTAATAGCTATTCACCAGGCGTTTTAAGTGATGCAACCGATCAGCCTTTCCAGCTTCTACGTGAACAAATGGATGCTGTAGCAGAAAACCATCCGGAGCTTCGTGATCTCGTTGCACAGCACATTGATAACTTTGAAGCCGAACATACCACCGCACGCCGTAATGCAGAGCTATATGACGTAGCTGCTGCCTGCGCCCTTAAATTTGGATCCTGACTATGAAACCACAATGTATACAGGCAGTAGAGGCGCACCTTAGCGCTATCAGTGGCAAACCGGTAAAACTAACCGCTGCTGCTATTTCGCGTATCGATGAAAGAATGCATGAAGGTGCTAAAGTGCTGGCCCGCCGGGATCGCGCCGCTTGGCAATCAATGTCTCCCGATGAGCGTACGATCGCTATAGGCCAGTGGGTGCGGGAACAGGAACAAGGGCAAGCAGACAGTCAGGCAAGGAGTAAAGTTCGCCAGCTTTCCGCTATTGTCGATGCAGCCAAAAGGCTTGATGCGATGGCGAGCGCCCGAGCAGACAAAGCTGGGAAATGGAGTAAATCTCTGATCGATGTACTGGAGGGCGTAGATAACACCTTGCGCGGAGCGGAGCAGGTCGCGGTAAGAGGATTCGGTGATATGCTGAAAGCGGCCAGAGTCGGGCCGTGGACGATGGATTTTGGCAATAAGCGCAGCGATGCTTTCTTTGCAGATGTTGTGCGCGAGATCTACGGCACAGATACGGGAAATGCTACAGCCAAAAGCTTTGCGCAAAAGTGGTCTGCTACCATGGACGGTTATCGCGAGGCCCGAAACCGGGCTGGTGGGACGGTTGGAAAGCTGGATAATTATGCCCCGCAATCTCATGACCCTACGGTTATGCAGCGCGCGGGTAAACCGGCGTGGGTTTCTTTTATGATGAAGAACCTCGACCGGGATCAGTACCTAAGCGATTCTGGCGCTCGTTTGAACGATCCGGAACTCGAAGACGTTGTAGGTAAAATGTATGACTCCATTGTTACCGATGGGGTAAACAAAATTCAGCTTGATGTGCAGGGGCTAGCCGAAGGTGCCACAGGGAGTTTTGGTTCAGCTAATATTGCAAGAATGCTTAACACCAGCCATCGAGAAATACATCTTCGGGATGCGGACGCTGTTATCGCTTATAACAACCAGTTTAGTGATCGCGCTCTCGGTGCATCATTTTTCAGCCATCTGAATGGCGCGGCCAGAGACGTAGCGCTAATTAATGAGATGGGGCCAAATCCAGGACTCACTTTTGCGACTTTAAAAGATACGGCGGCGAAGCGGGACAGCCAGATGCCCGGTGCGGTATTTGATGGAGATGGCAGGGTTAAAGGAGGTAACAGGGGGGCTTTCGGCCCTGATGCTTACTTCAGGCAGATAATTCATAATAATGCGGATTTCACTGACTTTGACCGCATTAGTAGCGCGTTAACTGCGTACCAAGCTGCAACGAAATTAACCAGCACCGGCTTACGTTCCGTGTTTCAGGACACTCCCGGGATGCTGCTAAATATGGCTGACGTCGGCCAACTACACAACATCGGAACCGTGCTGCATAGTGCCTTCCGTCCAAAGGAGGCAGCACAATTCGGGATCGGTGCTGAAGTTGCAGTACGTGCTGCCCGAGAAGGTGCCGAAAGAATAATGGCACAGGGGCGCTTTAACCTGGCGAATGCCCTTAGTCGATACGCACAAGCCACCATGAAATATACGTTGCTTGATGCTTGGACTAATGCGGCCCGGCGCGCCGGACAAACCTCGCATGCGCTGGCATTAGGGGAATGGTCACGCCTACCGTGGGGCAAGTTAGATAGTAGCCAGCGCGGGTTGTTGAACAACGCTGGTATCACTGAAGGTGATTGGCAGCACATCATGAACATACCCCGTAAAAAGCTACGGGGGCAGGATATTCACGACGTATCTGATGTGTCTGCGTTGGGGCTTGCTCCAGATGAAACTATGCGCCTTCAGGCCCAGATTATGGGATTTGTAAGGATGGGCGGTGATATCGTCACATCTGAGCATAACCTTACAGCTCAAACACTGATGAGCGCCGGCGGGCGTTCAAACGCCTTGACCAAACAGGTTATGCTTTTCAAAAATGCAGGTGCTATCCAGACGGCGCATATGTTAGATCGCTTGAGCCGTAAATCTGGCGAAAGCAAAGTGGGATATGTCGCTGCCACAGCTGCGTTAT